GCCCTCCACGTAATATCTCAAGCTGAGAGCTCATTTTCCATCACAGTCCGTAACTACGTGACGCGCAGTGATGGGGGTGACCAGCGTGCCCAGCCCGAAACCGCAGCCCCCCGCACTCAAGCTCATCACCGGTCGCGGCCCCGGCCGGGATTCCGGCGGCCGACCGGTCAAGCCCGGCCTGACCATCGAGCGCATCGCCCCCGAGCCGCCGGACTGGCTGCCCGCCGAGGCCCAGGCCGAGTGGTCTCGCGTCGTCCCCGAGCTTGAGCGGCTCGGCATCATCTCGGTGCTCAACCGGGCCAGCCTGGTCGCCTACTGCCTGGCGTGGAACAGGCTCTATGAGGCGCAGCTCCAGATCTCCCGGGGCGACGTCACGACCCGCGGATCGCAGGGGCAGCTCGTCAAGCACCCGGCCGTGCTGGTCGCCGAGTCGGCGAGCAAGGACCTGCGTGGCTGGGCCGGCGAGTTCGGTTTGACCCCGTCATCCGAGGCAGGCGTGCTCACCTCGAGGGACGACGATGGCCAGGCGGGCAACCCCTTCGCCGCCGCCACCTGCTGACGTCGAGGTACCTGACCAGGAGACGCTCGACCGGCTGAAGCTCAGTCCCGAGGTCGCCTGGTACCTGCTCGACCGCGGGCACGGGCTGCCGGAGGAATGGCAGGTCCCGCTCTGGAAGACGCCGGAGGGCGGCTCCCTCGAGGGAGCCGTCTTCGACCCGGCGCGCGTCGACAAGGTGCTGCGGGCGTTCGGTCGGTTGCGCCACACGCAGGGCCGGTGGGCCGGCCAGCCGCTGACGCCCGCGGTGTGGCAGGTCGCCTACATCCTCGCCCCGACCTTCGGGTGGCTGCGCTGGGACGGCGAGTGCGACGACTGGGTGCGCGTCGTGCGCGGCGCGGTGGTGGACGTCAGCCGGAAGAACGGCAAGACCACGATCGCGGGTGGCACCGCGATGTACCTCACCGCGGCCGACGGCGAGCCCGGCGCCCAGGTCCTCACCGTCGCCGCGAGCAAGGAGCAGGCCAGGTTCTGTTTCGCGCCGGTGAAGATGCTGGCCGAGCGGTCACCCGATCTGGCCCCGTACGTGCGTGCGCTCGCCGACCGGATCGTGCACCCGGCGTCCGGCTCGTACCTCGCCGTCTGCGCCAGCGTCGGTGATCTGCTGCACGGGGCGAACGTGCACGGCGCGGTCGTCGACGAGCTCCACGTCCACAAAACCTCGGACGTCGTCGACGCGGTAGAGACCGGCACCGGCGCCCGCAGCCAGCCGCTGATCCTCATCATCTCCACCGCCGACGAGGGCAAGCCCGGCACCATCTACGCCCGCAAGCGGCTGCGGTTGGAGCAGCTCGCCCGCGGCGCGATCGTCGACCCGACCACGTACGGCGTGGTGTTCGCCGCGGCGGAGTCCGAGGCGGACCTGAAAGAGCGTGGCCTTGACCCGTTCGGCGAGACCGCGCTACGCCGCGCGAACCCCGGCTACGGGGTCAGCCCGACCAAGGCATTCCTGGCCACCGCCGCGGCGACCGCGAAGGACTCGCCTCTGGAGCTGGCCCGGTACCTCCGGTTGCACCTGGGGATCAGGACCAAGCAGGCGACCAGGTACATCCGGCTGGAGGACTGGGACGCGGCCGACAACTCGGCGCCGATCGATGAGGCGTCGCTGGCCGGCCTGCCGTGCCATGGCGGTCTGGACCTGGCCAGCGTGTCCGACCTCACCGCGCTGTGCTGGATTTTCCCGGACCGCAGCGCCGACCTGTACCGCGCGATCTGGCGGTTCTGGCTGCCGGAGAAAGCACTGGATGACCTCGACCGGCGCACCGCCGGCAACGCCGCGGTGTGGGCCCGCGAGGGGTGGATACAGACGACGCCGGGCAGGGTGCTCGACACAAGCTCGGTGAACGAGCGGCTTGACCAGGACGCCCAAACCTTCCAGGTGCTCACCGTCGGCTACGACCGGTGGGGCGCGAACGACGTCACCAAGAAAGCCTCGGACGCCGGCATGACGCTGGTGCCGATCGCGCAGGGCTTCGGCTCGCTTTCGGCCCCGCTCAAGGAAATCAAGCGGCTCACCCTGACCGAGCGATTCCTGCACGGCGGCAATCCTGTGGCCAGGTGGTGCTTGGACAACTTGGCCGTAGCGGTCGATCGCAACGGCAACGTGCGGCCCGACAAAGAGACTGCCGGCGACAAGATCGATGGCGTCGTCGCCGCGATCGACGCGATGAAGGAATGCATGGACGCCGAGGCCGCCGAGGTCGTGAACGCTCCGGTCGCCGGCCCGTCCATCCGCCCCGACTCCGGCGACTTCTTCCGCCCCAGCAAGCGCCTCGCCATCTGATCCGAAGGGAGTCCACTGTGGAGATCCGTGTCCGACTGCCCCGCGTCCCAACCGGCGCCGGTGCCAACGTGCTCGGCCTGCTCGGCCTGGTCGCCGTCGTCGTGGCGATCGGCATGCTGGCCGGCGTCGCGTGGGCGGTGCTCGCCGGCGGTCTGTTCGGTGTGGGCCTGGCCTACGTCGCGCAGACCCAGGCGGCGGCCGCCGCGCCAGCGGAGCGTGCGACCGAGGTCACGACCGAGCTGCGTAGGGTCGCCTGACCGTGCGTCCCTGGCTGGTGCCCGCTCGCCGCGCTGTCGAGGCGACCCGTGCGACGGAGGCGACTCCGGAGCAACTGGTCGCGACCGGCGCGATGGTCGGCGGGTATGGCCGTGACCCGATCGACGGGGACACCGGCTACCGCCCGGCGGGCCAGGCTGGCCGCGCCGTCCCCTACTGGACGGCGGAAAAAGCGCGCACGGTCTCGGTGGCCAGCTACCGCAGCAACCCCATGGCACGCGCCATTGTGGACACCTACACCAGCTTCTGCGTCGGCGATAAGGGCCTGACGTTGAGTGCCACCAACCCGCTGGTCGCCGCCATTGCCCAGGAATTCTGGGACGACCCCAGGAACCAGCTCGGGTCGCTCCAGACACTGCTACTCCGCGACCTCATGATCATGGGCGAGCAGGTACTGGAGCTGATGACCGGCGACTACAGCGGCGCGGTGCGGTTCAGTCCGATCGACCCGCAGTCGATCGCGCACGTCAATCTGCTCGGTGGCAATCCATTGTGGCCGGATCAGTTGTACATCCGGTCGAACATCGACGGGACTGGCCAGTCGACGCTGAAAGTGGCCCAGGTCAACGATCTGACGGGCCTACGCGAGGGCCAGGCCATGTACTGGCGCCCCTGGCGCGCGCTGCTCACGGACGTCCGCAGCGAGCCGTTCTTGATGCCGGTGCTGGATTGGCTCGACAGCTACGACCAGGTGCTGTCCAACCTCATCGACAGGACGGCGATGGCCCGCTACTTCGCCTTCGACGTCACCGTCCAAGGTGGACAGGACGCGGTGGACAAGTTCGTGGCGGCGCGTGGCGGTTTACATGTCCCGCCGTCGGCGAGCATCGAGGTCCACAACGAGTCGGTGGAGTGGAAGCCGATGAACGCCCCGATCGGGGCGTTCGAGGACAGCCAGACGGCCGGGCAGGCACTAACTAACATCGCGAGCGGCGCCGGCCTGAGCAAGACGTGGTTGGCCGAACCGGACGGCGCGAACCGGGCGACCAGCTTGACGATGGCAGAGCCGGTACGCCGCCGGGTGCGTGGCGTGCAGACGATGCACCTGGCCCAGCAGACGGAGCTTGCCCGCTACGCGATTGACCGCGCGGTCGCCGCCCGCCGCCTGCCGGCGATGCTCGATGTCGTCGACCCCGCGACCGGTCAGATGCACCAGCTTCCGGCGGCGCAGGCAGTATCCGTTACGGGGCCGGAGATCGCGGCGGCCGACGCGCAGGTCAACGCCCAGGTCCTCCTCAACCTCTCGACGGCGCTGGAGCAACTGGAACTCACCGGCGCGCTACCCCCCAAGGCTCGCGCGATCGCCGCGAAAAAGGCTTGGGAGGACTACGTGGGTACGCCCTACGTCGCCTCGCTGGACACCCCGGATCCGTCCGATCCGGCGGCAGCGCGGGACGACCTGGCCACCCACATCGACGAGCAGTCGGGCAAGAGCGCCAAGGTGCGCTCGATCCGGTCGCGCACACCAGTGGTTGCCGGCGCCCAGCCGCGCGCCCAATAGGAGGACTCATGTCACTGACCGCCGATGAGGCTGCCCGGATCTTGGGCGTGGCCGCGCACGAGGTACTGAAGGTCGAGCACCGCGATGGTGGTTGGTGGGCGCACCACGAGGACATGGCCAGCCACACTCGCACCTGGCGGAGTGTGCCGGGCCACGAGCTGGCGGCGTCGTTCGCGGGACTCGGCGACCCCGCGTTCGCGGCTGCGGTCGATGCCGATGCGGTGACCATCGCTTGTCCGGCCTGCGTGCTCGGCGAGTGCTCCATCCCGGAACACCAGGCGGTCCCGGTCGGTGACACCGATGGCGACGGCGTGCCCGACGGCGCGATCGCCGAGGTGCTGGAGTGGGTCGGCGAGGATCACGACCGGGCGGTCCGCGCGCTGGAGGCCGAGGGTGAGCGCCCGGCGCCCCGGACCACGCTGATCACCGCGCTGCAAAAGGTGACCGGCTGATGGCTTGGTCTGAAGACCTGCACCCGCGTGCCGCTGCCGGCACCGCGACGGGCGGTGAGTTCGCGGCCGGCGGGTCCAAGGGCGGCGCGAAGACGTCGACGTCGTCCGGCTCGCGGAACCTGGGCTACGACGCGAAGTCGGGCAAGGGTGCGGGCTACGGCGTCAAGGGCGGCGACGCCAACGTGCACTCGGTGCAGCGGCTACTCAACAAGCTCGGCGTGACGGACTCCAGCGGCAACAAGCTGACTGATGACGGGAAGCTGGGGCCGAAGACCACCAGCGCCATCAAGGAGGCTCAGCGCCGTCTGGGCCTGGCGCAGACCGGCCGGCTGACCCCGGCGCTGCTGGCGAAGCTCGAAGGTCTCAAGACGATGCCGGGCAAGCCGCGCGCCACCGCGCACAAGCCGGCCGCCACTCACCACACCGCGACGCATCACACGGCGCACAAGGCCGCCCCGAAGAAGACCGCGGCGAAGCCCGCTGCGAAGCCGGCGGCGAAGAAGCCACCCCAGCAGCGCGCGACTCTCGGCCACTCGGTGGCGGAAGCGGAGGTACCCGTGACAGCGTCCGCGACCGAGTCGTTCATCGACGGCCAGCGGTCATTCGACGAAACCCGGGAGCTGGTACGGGATTCGCTCGCGGCCCGGGCCCGCCTGACGGCGGGGGCCTACTACTGCTACGTCTACGTCGCGGACATGACCGCGACCGACGTGGTGTACACCTGCGCGCCCAATGACGGCGACCTGATGCAGTGCACCTACGCGGTCGCGTCGGACGGCGCGGTGACGTTGGGTGAGCCGATGAAGGTCGTGCGGACCTATGCCCCGGCCGACTCGGTGAGCGGAGAGGGTGAGGGAGAGGGTGACAGCCTGGTCGAGCTGGACGTCGAAGAGGCCGAGGCGGTCAACGTCGCCGGCCGGGTGCTGGAAGCCAAGGGCACCAACGCGGACGGCGGCCGGGTCTTCCGGGCGCGACTCATCTCCTACGGGGACAGCCGCAACGGCAGGCGCTACCCCGAGGCCGTCATGCGTGAGGCAGTGAGTCTCTACGAGGGCACGCCGGCGTATGACCACCACCGCACCGCCGAGGAGCTCCAGACCTCCACCATCGACGGGCTCATTGGCTACTACCGCGGAGTCGAGGCGGAGGTGGACGGGCTCTACGGAGACCTGCACCTGTTGCCCAGCGCCACGCACGCGGCCGAGGCGCTGGACGCCAGCATCTCCGCGCAGGACGCCGGACTACCTGTCGTTGCGGGTCTCTCGCACGACGTGCGGGCGCACTTCACGCCCATTGTGGCCGACGGCCGCCGCCTGCAGGAAGCAATCGAAATCGTGAGCGTCGACTCAACCGATGTCGTCGCGAAGCCATCCGCCGGAGGCAAGGCCGTCAGGGCCGTGGCCGGCGGGGAAACAGAAGGAGATGACGTGCCACCGACGAAGGACGACGTGCTGGCCGCGTTCCGCGAGGCCTCGGACGACGAGCTTGCAGCCGTCGGCCTGAACCGGGCGGCCAAGGCCAAGGAAAGCACCGCACCGACCGGCGCGCCGACGCGTGCCACCGAAGGCACCACCGAGGGCGGCGAGCGCGCCCGCGAGGGCGAGCAGCCCAAGGCTTCCTACTGGGGCAAGGCGATGGTGACTCAGAAGATCGAGGCGGCCGGCCTGCCGACCGCTGTGGTCGAGTCGGTGCTGGAGGGCCTGCCCGACCGGATCACCGAGGGCGATGTGGACGCGAGCATCGGGGCGCTGAAGGCGACCCTCGGGGTGATGGAAAAGGCCGGCATGCGCCCGACCGTCACCACGCAAGTGGCCACGGAGGCGCTGGAAAAGAAGGTCACGGCGCTCGACAACTTCTTCGCCGGGAACTACTCGCAGGGCTACCGCTCATTCCGGCAGGCGTTCTGCGACGTCACCGGGACTGTGCCGCGGTCCTTCACCGAGGACTTCAACAAGACGATCATGCGCGAATCGATTGCCTCGTATGACAGCGACGGCCGTCTCCTGCGCACGACCGAGGGCGGTATCGAGCGGGCGCAGGAGTCGCTGACCGCGTCGAGTTGGAACCTGGTCCTCGGTGACTCCATCACCCGGCGCATGGTGGCGGAGTACTCGCAGCCGAACCTCCAGACCTGGCGCCAGATCGTCAGCTCGATCATCCCGGTGTCCGACTTCCGGACCCAGCGCATCGACCGGATCGGTGGCTACGGGACGCTGCCGTCCGTCAGTGCCGGCGCCCCGTACCAGCCGTTGACCTCGCCGGGTAACGAGGAAGTCACCTACGCGATCACCAAGCGCGGTGGCACCGAGGACATCACGATGGAGATGATCGCGAACGACGACGTTCGCGCCATCGCCCGGATCCCCGTGAAGCTCGGCCTGGCCGCCGCGCAGACCCTGTACCGCTTCGTCTGGGACATGCTCGTCAACAACAACAACATCTACGACGGCACCGCGCTGTTCACGACCGGGCACGCGAACTACGTCAACGCCGGCAGCGGCTCGGCACTGAGCCAGTCGGCTCTGACCTCGGCGCGGATCCTGATGACCAGCCAGACCGCTTACGGTGACGCGGTCGACTTCATCAGCCCGACGCCGCAGATCCTCGTGTACGTCAACGACATCGAGGAGATCGCCTTCCAGCTGACGACCTCGGCGGTGGCGGTGCCGAGCACCGCGGCGGGCCCGTCGAACACCCCGAACCTCCACCAGGGCCTGTCCCGCATCCGGCTGGACTACCCGGCGTCGAGCACGGCCTGGTGGACGATCGCGGACCCGAACATGTGCCCGACCTTCGAGGTGGGCTTCTACCAGGGCCGCGAGGATCCCGAATTGTTCACCCAGTCCGACCCGTCGGTCGGCTCGGTGTTCAACGCGGACAAGGTCACCTACAAGATCCGGCACATCTACAGCGGCGCGGTGCTGGACTTCCGCGGC